ACAGTGTCTCTACGCTCCGCCGCGGTAATCCCGGTGCCAAACCCGCCATCGACAAAAACGGCATCGGCCTGGTGTTCATCCTCAAGCCTGGCGATCAGGTTGGCCACCTCGATGTCGTTGTCATTCTTGGGCAGCGTGGCGAGGCGCTGGGAGTATAGGCCCTGGCGCAGATAGATCACCAGCGGATCGTCACCAGTCCAGGCCGGGTCGACGCCGATGATCTTGGGCGCGAACGAATACTGCTCGGGCCGCAGGTGCCGCGTGCGCGCTGCATCGGCATCATCGCCCGATATGAACTGCATGGCCGACTGGCTGGGGAACTGGCCACGGACGCGGATCTTGAAAAAGTCGCTGTCCTCGCCGTGGTCAGCAGCCCACTCCGCGATTTTCTTTTTGTTGGTGCCGGGCACGGTGCGGCTGTCGATCTGGCGCGTCACCCACCGATGGCGGAACCTGCGGAAGCACTCACGGAACCGGCCGCTGTTGCGCGTCGGGTTGCCGAATACGATCCAGATGATAATCGTGTTCTCGTCGGTCAGCGCGCCCTCGGCCACTTCCCAGACCTTGTCGGAAATCTTGGACGCCTCGTCAAACATTAGGACAATGATCTTGTCCTTGTTGTGCAAGCCGGCGAACGCCTCGGTGTTGTTCTCGGACCATGGCACGAAGTCCTGGCGCCATTCGTTCTCGTGGCCTGGCTGGTTGGACTTGATCGAGGTCGCCTGCACATCGAACCAGTGGCTCGTGATCGAGGTGCGGAACCACTTGCCGATCTCGGGCGCGGTCTTGGTTTTGAGCTGGCCATCGGTGTTAGCCGTGGTGACGATCTTGCAGTCGTCAAAGCACGACATGGCCCAGTTGCTCACCATGCCCATCTCGGCCGACTTGCCGATGCCGTGGCCAGATGCGACCGCCACCTGCAATGGCTGATATCGCGTCTCGGGATTGGCCAGGTGATCGCGGATGATGGCGTTGATCTCGCGCTGCCATTCGCGCGGCCCGTCATAGTCGGCCAGGTTGCCGACGCCCCAGTCCCATGCCTGCAATGACCATGCGTCAGGATCGAACTGGCATTCGATGGCGAGGTCGAGGATCTGGGCCTCGATGTCCTCAGGCTTGGTCTGGGTTGCCATTGGCAGCTTTCCGCTGGCGAGCCCGCTGGAGCATTGCAGCGCGATCCGTGACCGTCACCTCAAGCTGTTCCTTGAACGCCTGCACATTGACATGGCGCCCGATCAGCTCCAGCCGCTTGACGCGGTCGGACTGCTTGATCTTGCGGACGATACCCATGGCCACGCCATCGACGGATAGTTCCTCGGTTTCGACACCGACAACCAGACCCTGGCGCCAGATCAGCGGCCATTGCTTGACGGGCAAAAGCTGGCCGTCCTCGCCATAAATATCGGCAATATCTGCGGTTGCCTCAGCAGCCAGCCGGGTCAGTACCCAGGCCGCGTCGATTTGTGTTTCGGTGGAGCGTTTGACCTGGCGTTCGGAGATGGCAGCGGCGATGTCTACATTTGACAGCAGCCGCGACCCTTCTCGGTTAGCTGTCGCCTCGGCATATCCGCACTCACGAGCCGCCCGCGTAGCATTCAGGTCGATCAGGTATTCATCGACAAATCGCTGCTGTTTGGCCGTCAGCATTTCACTCACTCATGGGCGTTGGTTACCCTTGTGAAATACGCATCAATGGTTGGCGCGTGGCTATGGCAGCGCGCTCAGGCCGAGATTGTGTGGAATGCACACACAGTGCTGGCTAGTGTAGCAGATTTAGGCTGTTTTTCCTTGTAACCCTTTGTTTGCGTTGAAGTGTTTCACCAAACCCTAAAAATACATATATGCGAGAGCAATTAGGGTCATATCAAACCTGATGGCCGACCCACATGGCCACTCCTATATGTATAGAGGTTTTGGGCCAAAGTACCTCACTTGTCCATAAACCCATGATTTTGCTCGATAAGCATGCTACACTAGACAGCATTTGGTGTAGCACTTGCACGGACTCATCCCGTCTGCTACACACCGGAACGCAAATTGCTAAATCCACACCGATGTGAACGGAGGCCAATGATGGCTGAAATCTATTGCCGGTTCCTACAGTGACCCGGCCCCGACGCAGACTAGTCCCTGTCGCGGAGGCCATGCCACCCATCGAGGTGATGTGCCCCAAAATCCGCCAGTGGCGAAACGAACGGACAAAGATGGTCCCGGAAGACGCGCACAGCCGCGAGAGACTGATGACCAGTGAACTGTATGCCGACTACCGAGAATGGGCGTTGGAGGCCGGCCACAGCCCCGATACGGTGTACCCCATCAATAAGTTCTCAGCCTGGCTGGCTCGATCACGGCCAAAGCTGACGCATACCCGGCAGGCGCGCGGCGTTTGCTGGGCTGGGATTGCGCTGAACGATGAGACGATGCAATGACCGTTCACGGTTTGCCGACGCTGGCCGAGTGCGATTATATCGATGAAATCCAGGCCGAGGCTCGCCGGCTGTTCAAAATGAAATCGCACAAGCATCTGACAGATGGCCCGTTCGGGTCCATGCGCGCGGCAATGGATACGCCTATCGGGGTGCTGGGCTGCACAGTGAGAAAATCCGGAACCGTCATGGTGAAGGAGGATTTCAAACACAGGTGGGTGACGGCATTCGACTTGGACGGCAAGCCGATCACTGGCTACGAACTAGCCCGCTTGGGAATGAGGCTTTCACCATCCTTGGACCCAGTGGCCGACTGGCTTGCGGCGCGCACGCGAACGAACCCCATAGGCTCGCGCGAAGGCCCAACGACAGGCGGGTTCTATACTGACTTTTCAGCCTGGGCGGTGCAGGCCGGAATTCCAGAGAGCCAGATCCCTGTCATCAACTCGTTCTCTCATAGCCTCAAGACCCATGGCGTCCACCTTATCAGGACAGCGCGCGGCAGACTGGCGCCGAACCTTGAGCTACTGCCAGGGCACCCGGAGCCTGCACCGGGCAGGTGGTAGCACGCGCCGGCCAGCGAGATAGACCCGCTAGCCCATCACAAAACAGTTGACATCCGTTACAACTGATGTGATTATCACAGCAGCAACAACACCCCACTGGGACGCACGCTATGACCTTCCCACTCACCGCAGAGCGCATCGCAGAAACGAACGCCCTGCTCGCGGCCTATGAGGCAGCGCACGACTTCAACGGTCACTGGGCAACCTATGCCGCCTGCGAAGCCCAAGCCGCTGCTGAGTGGCGCATGGACCGCGGCATCGAGTGCAAGCGCATCCGAGATGAGATGGACCGCATCACTCGCGCCAACCGAAAGATCATCGCCGCCGCTGTGGCCGCGCTGATGAAACCCCGAACCCATGAGGCAGTAGCATGAACGCCGCATCCTTTATCGCAGACGGCCTGATGGCCATGAACCGGGCAGCAGCGCATGAGCCTGCCCCGGCGTCACCCATCGAGGCCATGCAGCGAGCTGAGGTCCGCTTCCGCCGTATCGCCGCCGAGGCTCTGCCCGACAGCCTCGAGGAACAAGAATTCCTGGCATGGGCCGCAGATCTGCGTGCCGCCATCAACCAGGCGCGGGGGCTGTGATGGCCCAGAGTAAACTAAACGGTGGTCCCGCCTTCCCATGCGCCCAGGAGCATCAACAGGGGATGAACGGCATCGGAGGCGCAGGCATGACCCTGCGCGACTGGTTCGCTGGGCAGGCGCTGGCTGGGTATTTTGCGGCACCGAACACCCCGCATAGGGGTGCCGACGACTGCGCCGCCTACATGTATCAGGTGGCCGACGCCATGATTGCGGAGCGCTCCAAATGAACCGCGCACTTCTCCACCCCGCAGCCGTTCCGGTCTGGGCGCTTGTGATCTTGGCCGCTGCCTATTGGGCGCGCTTCGATCAGCCGATCTGGTGGGCGATGTCATGACCCCCATCACTCCAAACGACATCGCCCAGCTTGCGGAAACTCGCCGCCGCGACCCCGAACTGGCACTCAAGATAGCCGACCGATCAGCGGCTCAATACGACCCACGCAATGACCCAGAGCTAGAGGCGATCGTGCCCTATGCCGGCAAGAAGGATGGCAACGATGAAAAGAATTAACCACCTCGAAGACGGCGAGTTTGGCGAGGGCGCCACCGTCACGAGCCAGCCGCGACCCCGAGAGGATGCCGACATGACGAACTCCGAACTAGAGGCCCATCTACACGGCCATGGCGATACCAAAGCTATGCCTGTGGGCGTGAGCGAGTTGCTGCCGTGCCCGTTTTGCGGCTCAACGGACATTGACCCGGAAGGCTGGGCTACCACGGGCGGCATTGCTGGGCCAGCATGTAACGGATGCCAGGCGAGCGTAGGAACGGCGCTTAACGGCACTGCCGAAAACATCGCCGCTTGGAACCGCCGAGCCCGCTACTCCCATCTTCCCCCCGCCCTCTCAACCATTGAAGCGGGACCGGGCGCGCCAAGCCTCCAGAGTGCTTTGCGCCGAGCGGAGGCTTACGCCAACGAATACGAATTTGACAGCGATGAAGGGAGCCACACCCCGAACGACCTTGAGCGGCTGCTAATGCTCGACATGCTCAATGGACTGTTCTGTGACGAGGCGTTCGTTGCCGCGCTTTCCCCCATTGGCGGAGAAGCAGAGCCGGTGGCTTGGCGAGACGAGGGACATAACCTCAAGGTTGCTACCGTAGAGCACGACGATTTCTCGCTGGTTGAGATTGCGAAGGTTGGCGGCAAGCCCGGCATAACTCTGACCATCCATCGGACGTCTGAGGACACAGGCAGATCGGATGACATGTCAATTGATCTGACACCCGCCGAAGCTGGCAAGATCGCCGCTGCCCTCGCCGCTCCCCAGGGAGGCGTGAAATGAGCGACCTTGCAGAACTGCTGGAGCGCGTGAAGGCGGCGACGGGGCCTGATGAGGCTTTGGGCGAGGATATCTGGGTGGCTGTCGTGCCTGGCGCCACTCGCCGCAACATCATGGCAGAATGGCCCGGCGAGCGTCCGATCTGGGAGTTCTCAGACCCAGAGCGGAACACGATAGCCCGTTTCACTCCTAGGATTACGATGTCCATCGACGCAGCTTTGGCGCTGACAGAGCGAGTGCTGCCGGGTTGGACTTGGATGATGGAAAATTCGACAGAGAAGTCGTTCGTGCTGTGGAAGCCCAAAGCAATCCGGGCAACGGTAAATGAATTTGCCGTGACACTCCCCCTCGCCATCCTTGCAGCCCTTCTCTCCGCCCTCATCGCTCAGGAGCCCCAGCCATGACAATGCCTGACACATTGAAGCCGGACGAACTGCTCCCATGCCCATTTTGTGGGTCGGCTGCTGAAGTCACCGAGCGCGGTGCGGGGGTGGTTCACATCTCCTGCACCGACTGGAAAGGCTGCGGCATGTTTCCCCAGCACAAGGGGCCTGCCGCCGAGACGTATGCAGCTTGGAACCGCCGCGCTCCCACCACCGCCGAAGCTTCGCTCGTGAAGGCGAGAGAGGCGCTGACGGCCTTTGTTAACGTGCGTGACCAGTTCCCCGAAAGCGCGAAGCTCATACAACCCGCTCACGATGAGTTTAGCCCGATTTCAGTGACCGTGACCAAGGGGCAGTTTCTTGCCGCCCGTCTCGCCCTATCCAATGGGGAGAAAGATAATGGGAGGTAAGCGGACGTTTGTTGCGGCACTCGCCGCTATCGTTCGGCGGCTCGAAGCAACGCCGGAACCCCTGCGCGGCCCGTTCTATGTTCCCGGTCTAAAGCCGTATGCCGGCCGCTCCGCCCTTCGCAACCACGAGGCCAGCGAATGAGCGACGAACTGACGAAAGGCGACAGGGCCATGCTATCCAACCTCGTGGAATGCAGCACACCGGCAACCCCAGCACGCCTTGCCGCTCTTTGCGGGTTCCATACCAAGTCGCCAAGAGAGAAGGTTGCGCGCCATTGCTTCCGCCTTGTCGGAATGGGCTATGCGACAAGGCTGGGCACGCGAATGCTACCAAAATGGGAGGCCACCCCAGCCGGTCGCGCAGCGCACCATAGCTGGCTCGATCCAGTCGATCGGCTCAATCTTCGCATCCGGGCCAAGAACCGCAGCATCCGCAAGGCCAAGCTCCTGCACCAGTCGTTGCGCGCCGCATTGCAAAACCTGGCGATCGACATTGCAGCCGGTCGCCCCGCCGCCAAGCTGCACGACGAGGTGGTCGCCATCCTCGACCAGATACCGAAGGAACCGACGAAATGAGAATTACCGGACGCACCAGCCTGCTCGCCCTGGTCGACACGCGCAAGGCGGATCTTGGTCTATCCGACGCCGAGATTTGCCGCCGAGCTGGTATCAGCCCGAACGCCATATACAACGTGCGGATGTACCCAAAGCGCCTGTTCAACCTGACCACCGCGCTGGCCTTAATCGAGGCGCTGGAGTGCAGCTTGGAAGCGACAGCCTTGACACCATCAGCTTGCGCTGAGTAATGTGATTATCGCAACGACAGGAATGATGTGATGCAGTTTACTGTGAATTCGCCGGTGCCGGCATGAGCGAAGATCTTCGCGCCATCTTAGTCATCGCCAAGATCGTTTGCGGCATTTTCGCGTTGTGGCGCGGGATTACCGCGGCGGAGCGTAGAGACACTGC